GACATTAAAATGACAATTACCGCCACTAACACCGCAGGTTTAGACCTGCTTCTAGCCGGTTACGAGAAGTTGGCTTACTTCTCACTACGCCCAGAACTATTTTTCGACAGCGTATGTGAAGTTGGCACAACCAACCTAACCAACCCAGGTGCAGTCGTTAACTTCACCATCTTCAATGAACTTGCTCCTGCAACTTCAGCGCTAGGTGAAACAACCGACGTATCACCAGTAACAATCGACGATGCTCAGGTATCTGTAACTTTGAACGAATACGGCAATGCTGTACAGACTTCTGCTAAGTTACGCGCACTTTCCTTCCTAGCAGTTAACCCAGTTGTTGCTAACGTACTTGGCTTCAACGCTGGTATCTCAATCGACAGCATTGCCCGCAATGCTGCTCAGGCTGGTACTAACGTTCGCTACTCAGGTGGCGACGGAGACCGCAACGATGTAGACGTAGCCGATACCCTAGTTGGTAACGATGTACGTCGCGCAGTTGCAGAACTTCGTTCCGCTAACGTTGCAACATACAACGGCCTATACAAGGGCATCATCCATCCAGACGTAAGCTACGATTTCCGAGGCGCTACAGGTGGAACTAACTGGTCAGATCCTGCTGTTTACAGCGATCCATCCGGTATCTACAACGGTGTAATCGGTTCATTCCAGGGCGTACAGTTCATGGAATCACCACGCGCACCATTGTTCGCTAACGCTGGAGACGGCCTAAACGGAACCGGAACTATCGACGTTTACGGAACACTTATCATGGGTCGTCAGGCTCTTGCTAAGGCAACTTCAACTGGTGGTGGCTACTCAGCTAGCCCAGTAATGGTTGACGTTCCTGTAACCGATGCACTTCGTCGTTTCGAAGGCATGGGCTGGAAGCACCTAGTCGGCTATGGCGTATTCCGCCAGGCTGCACTTCGTCGCATCGAGTCAGCATCCTCAATCGGCGCTAACGCCTAGTTGAGAACGGGGGGAGGGTTTCGGCTCTCCCCCCACACTCTTATCCAAAAGATTTAGAAAAGAGAAAATAACGTGGCTAAAAAGAAACCTGCTACTGAAGAAGAAATGATTGCAGAACTTCAGAAGCAAATTGATGCTTACAACAAGAAGATCGGTAAGCCAGGAACCATGTCTCCTGCCAAACCAGGTGGCGAAAGACAACCAAAGCCAGGCGACACAATTATGCGACCAACACCTGTTAAGCCAGGTACAGGTGGAGAGAAGCCACTTCCAGTAAAGCCAGGTAAGCCAACGCGCCCAGGTGATTCGATCATGAAGCCACAACCTGTTAAGCCAGGTGACTCAATTAAAAAGCCACTTCCAGTAAAGCCAGGTAAGGGATCAGACAAGGTTTACCGTCCAGAGCGCGATGGTGGGCCGAAGAAACTAAAAGGAACAAGGTAAATAACATGGCAATGAAAAAAGATCCAGGTGGCGGAAAGAAACCACCAGTCAAGCCAGTAAAGTCAGTAACAAGACCACGTAAGACTTCACAACCAAAACCAGCAAGTCTAGGGCAAAAATTTGCGGCTAAGCGAGATAAAGTTGCTCAAAATGCAATAGATAGTGCTTTCGGTGCAGTTAACAGAATAAATAAAGAAAAGTCAAAAACAAGTATTAAAAAAGGTGGGCCTCGCCCAAAGATGGAACGCATGGCACAGCCAATGAAGCCTAAGCGCATGGCAAAAAGAGGCCGTTAATTATGGCTGCCTCAAAAAAGAAAACCCCACCTCCTATGGTCGCTCCACGCACCAAGGCTCCTAAAGACATGGCTCGACCAAAGTCTAAAACTCCAGGACAGAAAATCGTCAAGGCAAAGCCAAAGCCACGACCAACATCAACAGCAAAGCCAGCACCAAAGGTTAAGATAACTAAGTCGCGTGGTAGCAAAACTGCTAAGCAAATTGGTGACATGAACGAGCGCGAAAACTACAATTCTGTTCGTGCAAGGGATACTAAATCTCTTAAGCAAACGAATGCTTACGTAGGAAAAGATGGTAAAACATATAGTGGAACAATTAAGACTACCGTAGGTTCTAACAGCAAAGGTAGTAAAACACTACGCACTGGTGGAAGAGGTCGTTAATCATGGCTATGAAACCAAAACCAGGAGCAAAGGCAAAGCCACGACCAAAGGTTGGTCCTGCAGCATCTAAGCCAAAAGTTAAAGTTACTAAGTCACGCGGAAGTAATACCGCTAAACAAATCGGTGACCAAAACCAGCGTGAAGCCTACAACTCAATCAGAGATACTCCTGACTCTAAAAGCAAGGGCGCATCTTTCTCAACTTCTTCTCGTTCAAAGGTTTCAAAAGAAGAAGTAAAGTCAAACAAAAAATGGGAATCTAAAAAAGGCAATATGAATGGCATGGTTTATAGTCCAGCCAGTGTATCTGCTGCAAGTCGCAAGTCACAGCGTTCTGGTGGTAAAGGAAAATAATCATGGCAGCAAAACCAACTAAGAAAGTTATGTCTAAACCTGTTGCTAAAAAAACTAGCGTTAAGCCTAAGGCTAGTGCGACTTCAAAGCCAACCGTTCGTGGTGGACCTGGTGCTGCTGGAAAAAATGTATCCAAGCAAACACGTAACCCTACAAGTTCTGATAAGCAATATAATTCTTACAAGAAGGAACTTGAAAATGCTCGTGCAACATACGATGGTCTAAGGCGTGCTCAAATGGCAGACCCAATCGGAAGAGCATTGACAGGTGGATTTGGAAAGTACGATAAAAAGTTCAAAGAACTAGATAAAGTTTTTACCAAACTTAACAGTAAAGACCAGTACTGGACAGACTCTGGGTACAAATCCCAAATGGGAAATAAGAAACAAAAGAAGAAGTAATTATGGCAGTTAAGAAGGACCCACGTTTAGCACGTGCAGGTGTTTCTGGCTATAACAAGCCAAAGCGTACACCTGGACATCCGACTAAGTCACACGTAGTTGTGGCTAAAGATGGTACACAGGTCAAGACTATTCGCTTTGGACAACAAGGTGTGACGGGTGATAGACAACCTACCGCACGACAGGCTTCGTTTAAAGCCCGTCACGCCAAAAACATCGCTAAGGGCAAGATGAGCGCAGCTTACTGGGCTAATAAGGAGAAATGGTGAAGAAGCAAGTATGGGATAAGCCAAATCCTAAAAAGAAGTCCAAGGCGCTAACGCCTAAGCAGAAGTCCAGCGCCAAGGCTCGCGCTAAAAAGGCTGGTCGCCCATACCCAAATCTTATTGACAACATGGCAGCGGCTCGAAAGAAGAAAAAGTAATGCCTACCTTTGAACCACCCATCGGTGCTTACAACCCACCGGTCTACCCTTGGGCTAAGGAAGAAGCGCCATTTCGGTATTACCGAGGCACTCCCAAAGGCAAGAACCTTTACGTCAAAGCTGACGGAACTGTGGTTGAGAACCACGATCCAGGTAACGCTGTGACTATTTACCTTGGTGGACACGTCTATGACATAACCGCTGGGGAAGCTGCCATTTTGGAAGCTGCAGGCTATACGGTTGGTACATGACAATTCATCAACAACAAGTGCATCCAGAGTTTGTTGCGGGGTGCTTTATGTGCAAGGTTTCCTCAGTACAACTTAATGCTGGCGCTGTAAATAGCAACCCTAAGTTCCAAGAGGTTGAGGCTCGCGAAAAGCGCTGGGATAAGGACATGCCGGCCTATAAGCGCCTCAGAGACCAGGGTTACCAGCCAAGGGGTATCGACGGTGCTGCAGCGCTAGAACGGGACGCTACGACCCGTTTTGAGATCGAGAGCGGTACTGCGTACAGAGGACAAGGTAAAATGGTTGAAGACGCGGTAAACTTTGTAGAGGACTTAACAGGAAAATCGGTGCTAGAGCCTGTTGTTGCACCAAAGGCTCAGGAGGCTAAAGTATGACCAACGCACAAGACTGGATTGAGGGAACTCGATTCCGGCTCATGTCTGGGCATCAAGAACAGTTAAACCGCCTAGCTAGTGGCTACACCGCTGGATCTGGAACTATGTCTTTTGACTTTGACATTGCCGGTATCCGCCAAGGAACCGTTATTAGCGTAGGAACTTCCACTTTCTACGTATGGGAAGTAAGCACAACTCTTAAAACCGCTACCGTACAGGCTAGTTGGGATGGGACTACAGACCAGGATTGGCCTACAGGAACTATTGTTCGCGTAGCTCCGCGCTTTACTGACAACCAAATCTTGCGCGCTATCAACGAAGAAATCAATGACCTGTCTTCTCCATCAAACGGATTATTCCAAATCGGAACTACTGAACTTACCTATGACTCAGCATTGATTGGTTACGACCTATCTCTAGCGCCTAACATGATCTCTCCTATCGAACTTCGCGTGGAGAACCCAGGAAGTTTTAAGGAATGGACTCGTATTCCTAGCCATAAGTACCGCATTGTTAAGGGCGCTCCAACTGGAGAAGAAGGTTTTGAGTCAGGAATGGCTTTGTTCTTGTATGACATGTGGGCTGGCGCTACAGGCGATCGTTTACATTTAACTTACCGCAAGGGATTCAATCAACTAGCCAACTCATTCTCTACCAAGATTGGAACTGGTATTCCTAGTAGCGCTTGGGATATCCCCCCTATTGGCGCTGCTATTTCCCTTATGGCTGGTCGAGAAATTAAGCGTTCCTTTGTTGAGTCTCAGGGCGATGCTCGTCGCGCTACAGAAGTTTCTGCTGGTGCATCTACAAGTTCCGTAAATGCATTGCGCTTGTTACGTCAACAGCGCATTACTGCTGAAGCACAAAGGCTGGATGGTTTTTACCCGATCATTAAGGATGCGTAGTGGTTAACGCTAATTATGGTCTAAGCCTTGGCGCTTACTTTGGTGCTGCACTTAATACTTCAGAATCAGTATCTACTGATCTTGTACCGTCGATCTTTCCTATTGCTATTGATGGTAAGCCTTACAACTTAGATTTTAACAACCCAATGGGCGGAAACTTTTACCGTCGCGACTCAGTTGCTTTGCTTCGTACTCAGGCAGACAGCGCTAGAACTGCTGGAGAATCTTCGGTATCTCCTGAAATCTTTTGGCGTAGATCTTTTGATTCCTGGCATGCAGGTGCTGGACAGACTCACGCAGACCGCGAAACTTCTAACCCTTACCGCTTCCGCGCTTCTAAAGGAATGGATGTTTGGACTAAGGGTGAACTTAAAGCCCTTAATGATGTGGTTGCCCAGAACCCAGATACACCAAATGAAAACATTGGGCTAGTAGTTGCTGGCGCTAGACTTTATTCCTTTAACGCTACAAAGACTTATTTCACTACAGAAACCGATTCAAGCTGGAGTTGGACCGAAGTTACTGGTACTCCTGCTAGCGCTCCTAAAGGAATTGCATCTGACGGAAAAAACATTTGGATAGCGCATCCTGCCGGTATTTACAGCACCACTACTTCTAGTAGCGCTGTCGGTGGATCAGCTTTTGCAACTCCTCCTGCTGGAAACTGGACTGGAATTTGGTTTAACAAAGGTAAGTTATTTGCTTCTACTGACGATGGCAAAATGCACACCATCTCTGGCGCTGGAACTGTTACCAATGTCATTGACAGAAGCACACTAGGGTTTACTTGGACTAGCGCTACTGGCGTTGGTGGCTACCATTACTTTGCTGGGTACAACGGGGATAAGTCAATAATATTCAAGGTAACTCTTACTGCTGAAGGAACCGCACTTGGCGCTGGAATTGTTGCTGGTGAACTTCCAGACGATGAAAAGGTTTTGCATTTAGACGCTTACCTTGGTTACTTAATTATTGGCACTAATAAAGGTGTTCGCTTTGCTAATACTGATTCCAATGGCTACATAACAATTGGTGGTCTTATTCAAACTAACCAACCTGTTTACTGCTCCGAAGGTCAAGATCGTTTCGTGTGGTTTGGTTGGGGTAATTACGACAATACTTCCAGTGGTCTTGGTCGTATGGATCTTGCTGAGTTTACTTCGACTCTAACGCCTGCTTACGCATCAGACCTTATGGCTGGAAAGCCAGCGCTTAGAACGTCTGCGGCGACTCCAACAGCTGCTGATCCTATTCTTGGTGATGTTTTATCTGTAGTTACTTACGACAACAAGCGCGTATTTGCAGTTAAAGCAAAAGGTATCTTTACTGAAACTACTACCAAGGTTCCACTGGCCAATTTAGATACTGGTTTGATTTCCCATGGAATTATTGATAACAAGTATGCAGCGTTCCTAGATGCCCGTCTTGAACCATTGGTTTCTGGCAATGTTCTTAAACTTGCACATGCTTCTGATTCAGAAGGATTTGCTACTTCTGGCGCTATTACCGAAACTGGGGCAACTTATACTGGAGAATTCTTCTTAGGTCATACCGGAAGAAATTTTGAAATTCGTGTTACGTTTGGCGACATTGTTCCTTCTACTCTTGTTGGTGCAAACGTAAATTGCACTGGATTTATGCTTCGCTCATACCCAGCACCTAAGCGCGTCAGTAAATTCTCAGTTCCAGTAATGCTTTTTGACTCAATAAATGTGGCTGATCGTGACTGGGCTGGCAATCCTGGCGCAGATTTTGAATTTTTAAGCAATCTACACAAGCGCCAATTACCCTTCTCCTACCAAGAAGGCGAAGTTTCGTATACAGTTGTAATGGACGATTATCAATGGCTTCCTGAAAAGCGCTCAAATGTAAGTGGTTTCCAGGGTACGTTCGTTGCCGTTCTCCGAGAGATTCTGTGAGGTTATAAATGACTCGTCGTGAGTATAAAGCTGGTCGCCCTACTACGCTTACTGGTGATGGCTTGGCTATTGGTGGAACTTCTTTCACTATTGCCAATGATACAAACTGGCCTACTGGCGCAGATTACCCTTTCTGGGTAACTATTGATGGTGGCGAATCAAATGAAGAACGTGTTTTATGTTCTGCTCGCTCTGGATTAACAGTTACTGTCTCCACTAGTGGTCGCGGAAAAGATACTACTACCGAAAGCAACCACACTAGTGGGTCTAGTGTTTGGCCCTCATGGTCTGCTACCGATGCTGACGAAGCCAACGCTCACATTAACTTAACTACTGGAGTTCATGGTTATACTGCTACAGCTGACGAAATTAACATTCTTGATGGCGCTACTTTAACAACTACGGAACTTAACTATGTTGATGGAGTAACTTCTTCTATCCAAACTCAACTTAATGCTAAAGCACCATTGGCATCACCTACATTTACCGGAACTGTGACTCTCCCAACTGGAGCAGTAACCTCTGGAATGATTTTAGATGGAACTATTGTTAATGCTGACATTAACTCCAGCGCTGCTATTGACTGGACTAAGTTAGCAATTTCTTCTACTGTTAGCGCTACAGAAATTGGTTACGTTGATGGTGTTACTTCTGCCATTCAAACCCAACTTAATGCTTTAATTCCTACTGGTTTAATTTCTCCATTCGGTGGCTCTACTGCTCCGACTGGTTGGTTACTATGCCAAGGTCAAACAGTTAGTCGCACAACCTATGCTTCATTATTTAGCACAATTAGCACTACTTACAATACTGGAGGAGAAGCAGGAACTGACTTTAGACTTCCAGACCTACTTGGTCGTGCGCCTATTGGTTCTGGTTCTGGAACTGGTTTAACTGGACGTTCTTTAGGTACTAAGGTTGGTGCTGAAACTTACTCACTCACAGAAGCAAACCTTCCTCAGCATCAACACGTTGTATCCTTTAATCGTAGAACTTCAACTGCAGATACTCACGATCACGAAGGCTGGACTGCAGGAGATTTTGCGGCTCCACCAGATGATCGTGCGGGCGAAGCGGAATCAACGCAAACCGTAAGCACTGGAACAAGTGGCGGTAATGGTACTGCAACACCGTATTCAGTTATGTCGCCAGCTACTGTAGTTAACTTCATCATCAAAACGTAATGAACATTTTTAATCTAGCTGGACAGGCTTCTCAGGTAATCGGGTTTATACTTTTACTTGTAACTGCTCTCGCTGGATTAGGGAGATTTTTCATTTTCAACCCGCTACGACGCGAAATTAAAGAAGCGACACGCCCAATTCACCCCTCTAGTAATGGGGGATTATCCCTCCCAGATGTAGCGCGGAAACTGGATAAATTGGAAGCTCGCCAAGATCACACTGATTCGCAACTAGATTTAGTCATTTCATTACTGCGTAAGTAGCACTTTCTGTATTAGGGTGTTTATGACATTCCAATACTGGAGGTGATGAATGTCTCTTATAGATAAGTTGCAAGAAGTTAAACCAGTTAAATCTGGTAAGGGTTGCCTGATGTGCAAAGTCCTTGAGTCTCTACCCGAAGAAGAACGCAACGCTCTAAATGATGCAATGTCTGTTCCTACTAATTCTATAAACCGCATTACTGATCGCCAGTTAGCTGAGATTCTGCGCAGTGAAGGGTACGATCTTTCCCTAAATTCGGTGTACCGACACCGACAAAACCACATGGATACTAAATGAGCCTTGAAGATAAGTTAAATAACATTGACCTAGAAAAACAAGAAAAACCTCGCGCTGAGATCGGGCTAGATGGCGGTGAGTTTACTACCGGACCATTGACCGAACCTATCGGTGAAGACTGGTCGCCAATCCTTAAATCTTTTGGACTAGATCCTGACGTATTTGAAGTCGAAGGCGACAAAGTAAGAATGTCCAAGTGGCAACAGTCCAAGCGCCTAGAAAATGGTGACCGCGACACAGTATGGATGTACAGTTACAAGGCCATCTTTAAGAGGCGTACCGAGGCGAACATCAGTAAGGATGATTTCGACGCTCTACGGGCTTCTGTGGAGCGCTGGAAGCCAATCAGGAAGACGCTAGGAACTGGACTTGGAGAACCATCGTCATTCGTAGTGCATTGGGCAGACTGGCAGCTTGGTAAAAGTGGTGTCGTTGAAACAGTAGACCGCGTGTATGACTCTTTCGAGAAGACAGAGAAGCGGATTAAAGAACTTAAGAAAATGGGTCGCAACATTGAGGGATTAGTTATCTCAAACATGGGTGATCCAACTGAAGGTTGCGATGGAAACTACTCCTCCCAGTTATTTACCGTAGAACTTACACAGCGCGAACAGTTGCTACTGGCGCTGGACTTGTGGACTACCGGCATTAAGACACTATCTCCACTAACAGATCACACGACATTCCTGTCGGTGCTTTCTAATCATGGTGAATGGATGCGACGCGGAGGCAAGCAAGTTACATCTGACTCCGATAGTGCTGATGGATTCCTAGCCAATACTCTGGAGCGTATCTTTGCTGATACCGACCACGTAGATCGTTGGGTTATTCCTCACGATGAGATGAGTATGCAGTACGACATTTCTGGTGTGCCTTGCGCGTTTACTCATGGTCACACGATCAAGGGTAAGGAAGTGGATTGGTTGCGCGGGCAGTCGATTCGTTTGTTGCGGGACTACGGCGTAGAACCACGCCTATGGTTCACAGCGCACAAGCATCACGTTAAGGGTGAAGACATGGGACCTTGGTGGCGCTGGCAGTGTCCGTCGCTCGATGGCGGGTCCAAGTGGTATCTTGACATGGCCGGCGTATGGTCAACACCTGGAACTTTGACTATGCTGGTCGGACAACACGACAAGCGCTTCTGGTCTGACATGGAAGTTTTATAGGAGATTTGATGTACGAGAAGGCTGATGAAACTTTATACACAGCTAATGAACTTATACATGGAGCAAGACAGAATACTTATGGCGATGCAACTGAGACCGCTCGCCGTATTGGAATGGCATGGGCTTCCATCATCGGGACGGGAGAACCCATACCGCCATTTCAGGTACAAGCTATGATGGCTGCACTGAAACTGGTAAGGGCGAGTATCGAACCTTCGCATCAGGATTCTTGGATTGATGCGGTGGCGTACACAGCGCTTGCAAATGATTCTGTAGACCTATAGGGTCAGTACCATAGAAAGCCTCAGTAGTCGGAGGGGAAGCCGATTTACTGGGGCTTTTTTATTTGCGTGGTAAAATTGGACTATGCCTTCTAAAGTAATTAAAATCGCCAAGCTAATGCTTGCTCTTGTTGTTGTCGAAATTGGCGCTATTGTCGCCGTAGGTTCTATCGCTGGAATTGAGCCACTAAAAGCTGCTCTCCTAGCTGCCGGTACTGCCGTTCTCAGCGTTTCCGCTGCACTCGCCCTTGGTTTTATTAAGGACGGCAAATTAGACGATGAAGAAATCCAAGCTGTATTTACTGAAATTGCAAAGAAAAAGGAAAAGAAGTAATGGGTTCACCGATTGCAAACAAGACTCCAAGTACGCCATATAAGAAGCTAGGGAAGCATTGGTCAAAGGGCTACCACACAGGAGTGGACTACGCAGTTCCAGTTGGTACAGATGTTCTAGCAGTTGCCGATGGCAAAATTGAAAACGCATCCTGGGGTTCCGCATATGGGACCCAGTTGGTCCAAAAATTAGATGGCGGTTGGTTCATCTACGCTCACCTTTCAAAGGCGCTTGTGAAGCCAGGTGACAAAGTTTCTGAGGGACAGGTAATTGCAAAATCTGGTAATACAGGTAACTCCACAGGTCCCCATCTTCACGCAGAATATCGCTCTGCGGTGCGTTGGAGCGCTGGCAAAGATCTAGATCCTAGCGCTTTGATCGGTACAAAGAAGGCATCGGCTACCAAGAAGGTAGTTGCCAAAGTTGTCGCCCCAGTAGTTAAAAAGAAGTAATGGCTAGGCTAATTTTAGCCTGTGCTTTAGTTCTGTCCTTAGTTACTGCATCAGAAGCAAAAGCGGATACGGCTGCACCCTACTTAGTTTCAACCGCCAAGAAGTCTGGATACTGCAAATCGACTGACAACCAGTTCATTACAGGCAAGTGGCAAGATTTTGGTGGATGCGAGCCGTTTAAGTTAAATGGCAAGCGCTCCCTGTTCTTTGCACAGCTACACATTAACTGCACCAAGCGGCCTAAGTATGTAAAGATCCGCATTGCTCGTTTACTACCTAACGGCAAGAAAGATACAACGGGTACAACTACCTGGTCATTTACTAAAAACACCACACGTGATTGGCAAGGCGCAACGTACTGGGAATCTAAAACTAAGTACCCGATGATTGCGCAATACAAGGTTGTTGGTGGCAAGTGTTATTCAGATCAACGACAGTTTAAGTGGTGGCAACCTTAGTGAAAAAAATGTTCCGACTTGGCATGGTTGCCTTGATGGTTGGAATCTTTGCTATGACTTCCCCAGCCTCAGCTCAAGTAATCTGTAACACTTACACCTATACCGGTGACGACGATAGCGCGTTCGCCGCCAATCTTCCTTACACACTTAAGTTAGGTACAACCGAGTACGAGAATGTTTATGTTTCAACTAATGGAACGCTTACTTTTGGTAACCCAGACGGCACTTACTGGGATTACCCGCAAACGCCGTCAGTATCTGTTGCAGGTTATGACTGGGTTACTTTTGGTCAAGGCGCTTATCTTTCATTTGGCTCTACTGAAAACACGTTTTGCGCTGAGTGGAGCGTTCGTCCATTCCCACAATCAACGGGTGAACTAACTCAGATCCGATTGGTTATCAACAAGTACCCAAGCGGAACCTGGCATGGGGAGATAACTACTTTTGGCTGGACACCAGAAAACTTACGTCGCGGTATCCGTTTTGCTCAAGGTGAGCCAGTAGTAACTATTGAAGGTGCTTTTGATGTTGGTGATGGAGGTATTCCCATTGAAGTAACACCTGCCCCAACTCCATCATCTTTCACAGAGCCACCAGTAGTCCCATCTGAAACACCAACCCCAGAGCCAACACCAGAACCAACGATTTTGCCTAGTCCCACAGAAATTCCAAGTCCTACGCCGACTCCAGAGCCAACTTTAGAACCAACGCCAACGCCAGAGCCAACTCCTACCCCAAGTCCGTCAGAATCGCTTACAGCGCCTCCTGAGCCAACCTTAGAACCTGTGCCAAGTTTTAGCCCTAATCCAGTCGAAAGCGTTGAACCAACGCTGGACCCAGAGCCAACGCCAATACCTGAACCTACTCAAAGCCAATCACCATTTCCTGAACCTGTACAAGAATCTGTACAAGTTTTAACTTATGAAGATTTTATAGCATCTGGTCTTGACTACGAAGACTTACCGCCAAATACACCGGTCACTTTAGAAAATGGTGTCATTCTTACCGCTGAGATTGCTGATGCCATTGAGATTTTTGATACACCGAAAGAGCTGTTTTCCACAATTTTTAGCGACCCAGGTAAAGCGTTCAAAGCGCTACGCAATGTCGGAGCAGACATGACACCAGAAGAACGCGAAACTTCCCAGAACACCGTAGTCGCAGCAGTGATTGTGACCCAAGTAGCGCAAGTTAGGAGGATCAAATGATTAAGTGGATAAAGAAATACCTACGTGAAATCACAGGAGAAACCTATACTTTTGTTGGTTTACTCATAGCGTATGCAACATTGACAGGATCAGCCCAGCTAATAACTGGATACATTATTGTGGGCGGATTAGTTGTGTGGCTACTAACGATTCCTCTACGCGACAACGACGATTAGTAGTCGGCAGGTTTTCTAAACTGCGTTGCTCTAGAGTTTTCTGACCAGTCATAAGTCTTCTGGTGTTTAGCCTGTACAAGTATCTGGCGCATGCGTGACTCGTTGAATCCGCCTGCCTTGGCTATCACTGCTGGGCGATGTTTCTGTTCGTATGCTTCGCACACAGCGGCAGCGCGAACCTTTGAAAGTTCCCGTACTTCTTCTTGGCGTATGCGGATTTCTTCACTCAGCGCAGCTAGGCGCTCTAGGGGATCATCTATTAGGAGGTACTCTGTAACGTTCATGCCCTTATCTTAGTGGCGACACACCCCACTACGCTAATTGACATGTCAGTGGCAACGTGTATGGTTAGACCCATGGAACCCCGTAAGGGGAAGGAGTAGAGTATGGGTAACTATCGTGTTACTACCGCAGTTAATCAGTTAATAAGGGTATCTACCTTGAACGGTGAGATAGATCCTGATCGCGTTTCGTCCAGTGAATACAGGGCTGAAGGGCATTATTTCGAGTTAGACGAACAGCAAATTCTGTTTAACTTTATTCGCACGTTGTTCGGAGATTACGTGCTACCAAGGGTCACTGTAGAACAGTTGATCTTTGAGCTGGGAACAATAGACCGGCAAGCAGCGCTCACAGCGCTAAACATGGCCTTTGGGTCAATCAACGAGGAGATGGAGATTCTTACATGAGTCTAAGGAAAAATCAGACAGATCAACTACTTAAGGGCATTAACCCTAGTCGAGTAGGTAAAGACGGTAAGGGGTTTGCACACCTAGAAGCCTGGGATGTGCGCGCTCATTTAATCCGTATCTTTGGTTTTGCTAACTGGAGTGCCGAGTTAGTTGACATGGAACCAATCTTTGAGACTTGTACCGAAAAAGATGGAAAGACTAGATGGACTGTTGCCTACCGCGCAACTATGCGTCTAACTATTTTTACTGGAGGAATGGAAGATGCAGTTTATACCGAAGCCGCTGTCGGTGATTCGCAGAATAATCCTA